GCTAATTTCTACGATACAACCCCTGAAGATTGGACAGCGAGCATTGTTAACGATCTCCAATCTAGGGGCTGTGAAATAAAAATACGTCATAAATCTTCCGTATCCCCGTTAAAGGAAAGTATAGATTGGTGCGATGCAACAATTGTATTTAATTCTATGTCGGTAATGACGGCTATTGAGGCTGAAAAACCAGTGATGGACACACATGGCATATTAAAAAATTACGGCAAATATCCGTTTGATCTGATGCCAGTCTATGACTTGCAGAAGTTGCGCGATTTCTACGAGCCGAAACAATTCACACTGGAAGAATTTAAACAAGGGAAATGTCAATGGGACATGCAATAGTTGAAGAAGGCGATAGAAAACCATTCAGAGCCTACATGCTGGGGATTGAGTGGGTTTATGAGATTGAAGGTGATGGAGGAGCGGTTGTGTTCCCATCGGTAGATTGCCTATATCGCTATCATTCCATGAGTTATTTCAAAGAAGGCAGAGATTATCCTCAAGATGGAATAGTGGAAGTGGAAATCAAATTCGTTCGTCATATACCGGCAGAGAAATGCTGGGAGGAGAAAGAAAAAAATGGGTGAACTAGTAGTGTATCTAGGATGGGATCAGCGTGAGAAAACGGCTTATGACGTATGTAAGAAATCCATAGAACACAACACGCATAACAACGTTAAAATTATTCCGCTTTGCCATAAACAGCTTCGCCGCCAAGGTTGGTTTACACGCCCATGGCTAACCAATGCCTATGACGGAAATATGACTGATGCAGTTGATGGAAAACCGTTTAGCACAGAATTTTCTCATACGCGCTTTCTTGTTCCCGCACTGCACAATTATAAGGGGTGGGCACTGTTTATGGACTGCGACATGGTATGGGATGCCAACATTAAAGACTTGTTCGCGCTCTGCGATGATAAATACGCCGTAATGTGCGTGAAGCATAATCACAAGCCGGATGATGATATTAAAATGGATGGAGTGCCACAGACTAATTACTACCGTAAAAACTGGTCTAGCTTTATGTTATGGAATTGTGGGCATTCTGCTAACAGAAAACTTACCCCTGATTTAGTGAGTACAAAGTCTGGTAGTTGGCTGCATCGGTTTGCGTGGCTTGAAGATGTGCAGATAGGCGCATTACCGCCGGATTATAACTGGATTGAAGGTATATCTCCTGCCGTGACCAAGCCTCGCGTTATTCACTACACAGACGGAGGCCCGTGGTTTGAGGGCTATAAGGACGTTAAGCACGCTGACATATGGTGGCGCTATTACCAGCGGTGGCTGGATTCTGGTGAATACGAGCCGATTAAAGAAACGGTGACCGTAGATTATGGGGTAAATGCATGAAAACCGCCATCATCACAGGCATATGCGGACAGGATGGGCCATATCTAGCAAAATTGCTATTGGAAAAGGGCTATAACGTACATGGTTGGGCTAAGCGTAATTCATCTACACGTAATTTGGAATACCTTGGCATTAAAGATAAAGTTTCGCTTAACTTCGTGGACATCACCGATCCGTTTCATGTGAGCGATGAGATGTATAAGGTGAGGCCGGATGAGATTTACAATCTGGCCGCTCAATCGCATGTTGGAATATCGTTTAAAAACCCGATGCTTACATGCCAGATAAACTATGGAGGATACCTTAATATCCTTCTTTCTGCAAGGAAATTTTTCCCTGCATGTAAGATTTATCAGGCCGGAACAAGCGAAATGTTTGGTTATGCCGCTGATACAATTTGCAACGAGCAGACACCATTTGCGCCAATGTCTCCTTACGCGATCAGTAAGGTAGCGAGTTTCTGGGCTGGCGTAAATGCGAGGTATGAAGCTGAGCAATTTGTATGCAATGGCGTACTGTTTAATCACGAGAGTCCATTGCGCGGTCCGGACTTCGTAACGCAAAAAGTAGCTAAATTTGTCAAAGATTATGCCAATGGTAGCAGAGGTATTCTACGCATGGGTAGTATTGATAGCCAGCGTGATTGGGGGCATGCTAAAGATTACGTGGAAGCTATGTATCTCATGATGCAGAAATCTATGCCTGACGATTTTGTTATTGCCACTGGGCAGTCGATAAGCGTCCGCAAAATGATCCAAATAGCATTCAAAATTATCGGTAAGGAAATAGAGTTTACCGGATCAGGCATTACCGAGCGCGGTATTGTCGATGGCAATGTGGTGATGGTGATAGGTGAAGAATTCCGTAGGCCGAATGATCTTAAATTCCTAAAGGGTAATGCCAACAAAGCAAAGCACCTACTTAACTGGCACCCTACGGTTACAGCAGAGCAATTAATTGAAGAGATGATTAAAGCATGAACGAGTTAAAGAGATGCCCATTTTGCGGGGGAAAAGCGGAAATTTTAGAATGGAAAAATCAAATACCTCAGGAAGTCTGGTTTGTAGGTTGCAATAATGAGGGTTGTTATCTTTCCAGGCCGAGAGGAATTCATGGAAATAAACAAAACGCTATAGATTTATGGAATAAAAGAGCATGAAAGCAGTTGTTACCACATTCCCATTAGATTATTACAATGTTTGCGCACGTGAAATGCTGGCCACATTTGATGCCAATTGGCCTAAAGATGTTGATCTGTTTATTGCTTTGGATAAGATCAGCAAGGAAGACCATGATGCTATTCAGGCTGATTTAAACACTGTCTTGGCTTCTGGCAGACAGTTTTTTATTGCCAATGAATGGAGTCCTGAAAAAGAAAATTTCTTTAAGCGGAATAAGGATTCTCTAGATCTTCCTTACCGCTTCCATGTTTGTAAATTTTCGCACAAAGTTTTTGCAATTTATGGAGTTGCTGAGCATTGCAAGCAAGCCGGACACGATACACTGATATGGCTCGATGCAGATGTGATTACGCATAAGCCTATAAGCCATGAAGAATTGGTTGAAATGCTTCCTATTGAATCGCCGGTATCGTTTTTGGGAAGAAAAGACGCTCCGCATAGTGAATGCTCTTTTATGGCTTTCGACCTTAAAAAGGGTGGTTACGAGCTAATTGATAAAATGCATAATTATTATGTTACGGACAAAGTTTTAGAATTACCTGGTTGGACGGATTGTGATGTTTTCGATCACACGAGAAATGGATTGGGCAGAAATCTTTCTCAAAATATATCTGGATGGCATGTATTCCCTGAATCGCCTTGTGGCAAATACATGGAACATCGCAAAGGGGCGCGTAAGCATAATGGTGGTGTTAAGCCTAATCCCGTTTTAAATGCGCCTGTTAATGCCGATACTATGCAGATTAAAACCCGCAATTGCCTGCCGCACGATCAAATAGTGGTGAATGTTAAAGAGAATCTAAAACTAATCAAGCACTGGGTGGAATACGTAAAACCACATGATGAGCCAGTAGTGATTTGCAGTGCGGGACCTAGCCTGTCTTATGCTGATATTAAGCCTTGGGCTGATAAGAACGTAAAGATTGTGACAGTTAAGCACGCGATTGATCGACTTAAATCATGGGGGATTAAACCATGGGCTTGTGTACTTTTAGATCCACGTCCTCATGTTGAAGGTTTCATCAAAAAACCGGACAAGGATGTCATCTATTTTGTGGCGAGTATGGTCGATCCGTCGGTGGTTAAAACTTTGCTGGATAACGATTGCCGTGTGGTGGGTTACCACGCATTCGTAGGGGCTGGCGAGGATAAGGTTCTGGAGAAAGGGGCAATGCTTGTATCCGGCGGTAGTGCCACGGCGACTAGATGTATCGGGTTATTGCATGAATGCCTTGGGTTCAAGGAATTCCATTGTTACGGCTACGATCTTTGCTATTTCACCAAGCCCGATATGAATGCAAAGCACGATGATGGAACGCTTAAGCATATGGAAGTTACATTATCGGCTAATACATGGGGAAATAAACAGCAACAACGTACCTTTTGGACTGAAGGTCAATTCCTGGCACAGGCGCGTGAATTGCACGATTTGTACAAAGCCGACCATGGGTTTAAAATGTCTCTATATGGATTCGGCATTGCCGCATGGCAACGCAATTGTCATGAGCAGTATAAGGCCTGGGTTGATAAGCATAACGAAACAATAGATACGCGCAAACTCAACAGTAGGACTCTCAATGAATGGGAATATGGAATTACCGGTAGAAACTCCGTCACAAGAAATGCCCCTAAGTGCTATGGAGGATACCTCTTTAGCAGCGAGGCCGGAGATACCGGCAGTAACACCCCAGGCACCTAAGCCTCCGGAAGAAGTCAATCTTGCCGAAGAGCTGGATGATAACGAGCTAAATGAGATAGCTCAAAAATGCTGCAAAGAGTTTGATGACGATCTGGATTCCCGCACCGAGTGGGAAACCATGAATACATCCTATCTGGATATATATTTCCAGCGTGATAAAGCTAAAAATCAACCTTGGGATGATTCAAGTGAAGAGTCTATACCCATTTTAGCTGAAGCTATAAACCAATTTCAGAGTCGTTCTTATAAGGCATTCTTCCCTAATCGCTATTTTATCGACTGCATTCCAGTGGGTAAATCTAATACCAATGCCCGTGAACGTGCAGAGCGTATTGCTCGCCATATGTCATTCCAGCTTGGTGTATTAGACCGCACTTATAAGCCCAATAAGAACCAAATGTTTATGGCTGCTGCATTGCATGGCAGTGATTTCACCAAAACCTACTGGTCGCCGGTTAGGCGCGAAGTGGTTATTGAGCGAGTTAGAGCGCAGGATTTAGTGGTTCCCTACGGAGTCGGCCCACGTCGCCTTGAGGAAATCGAGCGCAAAACCCATATCAAATGGGTTAGTGAGAATGAGACTAAAATCCTGCAAAAGGCAGGATGGTACATCGATAAAGGCACGCCTTATACAGGTATTTATGAAAATGACCAGATGCAAAAAGCCGCCGATGATGCGGAAGGATTACAGAAAAACACCTCTTACCAGAAAGGCGATGTTCAATGCTGCATTTTGGAACAGCATACGCTTTTAGACCTTGATGAAGATGGTATTGCTGAGCCATATATTGTCTGGTTAGACCGGCAGAGCAAAAAAGTGCTTCGCATTCAAATCCGCTATGAAGTAGATGAAACTGGGTTGCCGCTTAACAACAAAGAGCCGATTGAATATTTCACGCATTACCAGTTCCTGCCCAATCCTAACGGGTTTTATGGGCTTGGTTTTGGCTTCTTACTTGCTAAGATAAACCTAGCGGTAAACAAACTTGCACGGATGTTTATCGATGCCAACGAGCTATCGGTAGTTGGTAATTTAACTTATCTTATATCGGAGCAATTAGGACTTCCCGGCGATGCTTTTGAGTTATCGCTTGGACGTGGCATTAAAATTCCGCGTTCGGTGCAGGATATACGCCAGCATTTCACAAAATTACAATTTGACCCCCCTAGCCAGCAAACATTAGAAATGATAGCGCATTTGCGTGAAGCCGCTGGCCGGTTAAGCTCATCCACTGACATCCTTTCTGGCCAGCCCGATAAGGTTTATCAGCCGGAAGCCATGCTTGCGATGATCGAACAAGGATTGCAGCTATTTAGCTCGGTACAAGAATTCCTTGGCGTATCGATGGAAGAGGAATTGCAAAAGGTTTTCCGCCTCAATGCCAAGTATCTGCAAGAAGATGCCAACTTTATGTTTGGCGACGATCAGATTGATGTAACCCGCGAGGATTATCAGGACGATTTCAGGGTTGTCCCTGTATTTGATCCTAAATACGCCACGCGCACACAAAAACTGGCTAAGGCCAAAGCTGAGTACGAATTCGCCATCAATAACCCCCTCATGGTGAACGATGCTGAATCGCTCTATCTCGTATCTAGAAACGTGTTAGAAGCCTTAGATGCTGAGAATATTGACGCTAAGCTGAAAAAGCCAAATATTCCGCAACCGGCGCGTATTGATGACCAAAACCTTGAAAACACTTATTTCCTTATGCCGCCTGACCATAGGCCGTTGTTTGATGTGTTCCCTGACCAGGATCATATTCATCACATGGAAATCATCGATAAGTTTATCTCTTTCCTTGATGCCGCATCGCCGCTTATGGTCCCAAATATTCCTGGTGGTGATCCAAGCATTTCCAAGCTTGTTGGTACGATGAGCGAAGAACAGAAAAAAGAGCTTATTGCTAACCTACTGCGCCATCGCTCATTGCATTTAGCGTATATGAATGGCCAGTTAAATGGAGTTATGGATGCCCAAGGAAACCCAATCGCAAATGGTAACGCTGGAGGAGGATTTGCTGGCGGAATGGCAGGAACGCCAAGTGACCAAGCTGGTCTGGCGGAAATTGTGTCAGGACTTCAAGCCGCACTTAGCCCTCCTAACGTGTCACAAAGATGACCTTGGTAAACATCAAGGGCAAGCCGAGATTATGGAAGTGCTAAGAACGTATTTTGAGCCAAAATGATCTGGCATACTGATGTCAGCATAGGCGACTTTCATTATCTTCGCTCTAAGTTTGCTGAAAGGCAGGGATCAGATGGAATTTTTCTGTCTAGTTTTAATAAGGCAACAGAGGCATTTTATTATTCCAAGCAATTCCGTGTGAATGGCGATTATTATCTTGCTTGGGCATTTCTTGCTCCAGATGAGGAGAGAGATTATTTATCTGGAAATATGAAGTGGCTAAATAACATTTCACATGGACATCCATGGATCATAGAGGCTTATATGCCTAAAAAATCTTTATCAGCCATGCATGCATTGAAGCATTTAATACCTGTAAATAGCCTAAAATTTAAATTGGCAAATGGAAGCATGAGGGAATTAAAACTACCTGATTTGACAGGATGAAAAGCCGCGCCTTACAATGATATTAAGAGAAGGAGGCTATTGTGCCGCAAGCAGTTCAAGCAGTTTCTGGACTAACCAGTGGGGTGGGTAGTTTTTTGGGTCCGGTTGGTGCTATTACCAGCGTAATTAATGGAGCCAATAGCTTTCTTAATAAACCAAAAAAGCCAGCAATCCCTGGACCGGCTCAAGCAGCTCCATTTTCTCCTAAGAAACCAGGGGCTATGGCTCTTCCTAGCTCTCTTTCTGAATATGCAGATTTTACGCCAGAACAGCAAAGAAGCGCTTTTGCAACTAAAGGAATTAATCAAGGTTTGGGGAAAGACGAAGATTCTTATTACAAGAACCTCATACAACAAAGTTTGATAGGCGATAACAATCAAATTACAGGTGACATGAATTCTCTATTGCCTGTAGAGAGCCAATATTTTTCACAGCAAGGAATTAATACTTCGGACATTATGAAATTCTTAGAACAAATCTCAGGAGGACAATGATTACGTTTGAGCCGATTTTTGACAGAGTTTTGATTAAGAGATGTGATTCAGCGTTAGAAAAAAAAACAGGAAAAGCAGGATTAGTTTTACCAGACAGCGTTAAAGATAAATACAAAGCTTCCATGGGCACGCTTGTTAAATGTGGTGTTGATTGCCACAAAGATGTGCAAAATCTCTTAGGAAAGACTGTTCTTTTTGCCCGTTATTCCGGCGACGAAATCAAGCTGAATGACGAAGAATTCTTATTAGCAACAGATCGAGATATTTTTGGAGGTATAGATGAATCAACCGCAAGTACAGACTAGCGAACCAGAAGCTGAGGCAGCAGAGTCTGAAGTAGAACAGGTAGAGCAGGATAATACGCCACCTGCCGCTGAAACCCAGGAGACAGTAGAAGATCCTTCACAAGAGGAGGGTTTTGACCCGCGTAAACACGTGGAGTTTTCTACCCCTGACCAGCAAAAGAAATTTAATGATGTTTATAAGCAAATGCGGATGTCGGATAACCGCAATAAAATGCTTACAAGTATGTTAGAAAAAGCTGTTGGTGAAATTGATGAATTAAAAGCCAGATTTTCTCAAACCGACCACGCCGAA